ATTGTTCTGATGTAATGCCTGAAGTTGCTTATCCCATGCCACAAGCAGGGGATACTTCAAGCTTAACAAATGGTGTTCCTCTTAGAAATAAAGGCATTTATTTAGAGAAAGGTGACCGTATTTATGTTGGCGTGGTTCCTGATGGTCCTTTCCCCAGTGGTTATACCAACGGTCTTCATGTTTCAGCGCAAGGCGGTTTCTTCTAATCATGGGAAAAAAGAACGGAAACTCCTTCGGTTCTTTTAATTCATTTGCTAAATCAAAAAGTATTGAACCTAAAGGCATAACACCAATCAGAACTGAGTTTTCTAAAGGCTCAGTTCCTGATTCAATTTATAGTTCTAATAGAGAATCAGCTTGGTCACGCTGGAGAAGAGGTTTTGAAATTTATTCAAATAGTTCTATAGGGCAAGTCTATAGTTATCCATTTGATTATATTGTTCCTGTAGGCACTGTTCCAACAACAGGACAACAACCAAGAATACCAGGTGTTTTTCAAGGTTTTCCAACTAAGAACAAAGAACTTGGCATGCACTGGGCCGGTGTAAGACTAGGCGGAAGTTTACGTTTAGATAATATTAATGATGGCTTAGGGACTAAAGCATCTATATTATCAGTAACAGAGGACAAAGATTATTGGTATGTTAAATTAGCAGGAAACTGGAGTATTTTTAATCCTTTACCAGCCCCTTTATACGTGTTTACAGGACCTGGTAGACCACCCCTTTATCCAATGAATGGTGAAATATTTGAAACCAGAATAGTCGTTGATGGTGGTGCTCCAATTACTTCAGAAACAATTGATCCAACAACACAAAAAAGATATGGTTATATTCAAGCCGTTGTTGTAGAAACGCAAGAAGCAACTGGAATTATTAAATTACAAAAACAAGGTTCAGTTGAATCAACCACGGATGCTGTTTTTGTTACACCAGCAAGAACAAGTCCTCAACTAGGTCGATTCATGATGACTGGAACAAGATATTGTTGTTCATGTCAAGACTTTACAAGAAGAGATTACGCTTATATTTCCCAGCTTGGGAGCACGAATAATAATAAAATTTTTCCACGTACTAAAGCATCAACCGTAAAACCAGGTCGTTTTGAAAGAATGTATAAAGGTGAAGTTGTTACTGGTGTTGGCCCTATACCTACGGTGCGCCCACAACTAGATCGTTTTGGAAATCCAATTCCTGATGATCGAGCAATGTCAAAAGGAACTGAAGATAGAGCAATGGAAGTGGTTGCTCCATCTGCTGAATACGAAATACCACCTCAGGTTACTCCAACCAGTGATACACAACGAGGTGCGTTAAGAGATCGCCCTGGCATGTTTAGAGATTTTGGTGGTGTATACACAAGAAGTACTCCTTTACCTTCTATTGAAGGTGCAAGGTCAGAAGGCATGCCCAGCTATAACGATTATGACAGTTCAAGAAATCCAGATGGATCTTATAACATAACTTCAATTACAGACTTTTGGACTCCTTTATTGGATGAAATTCGATATTGCAAACATATCTATGCAATGAAATTTGCTGAAAAAGTATTTCCGCCAGAGCCATCCGATTTTCCGGTTGGAACAGCAGAAGGTTTAACAGAATGGGAGCAAAAACTGGTAGAGCAAACCAATAAAGATAATCAAAAAGCTGAATATGAAATTGTAAAAAATGGGTTATCTAAAATGGATGTACCACCTTATAACTGTGGTGCTCCAATGATGATGCCAATGGCACAGAAACTATTTAATATACCAAGTGATTTTGTTCAAATGTCGAGCTTTAGAATGTATGATAAAAATGGTAAAGAATACATTCCATATCAAGGTGGGAGACCTGGAACGTAATGGCTGACTTTGGTGATATTGTTGATGGTGTTTTTGTTCTTTCGGAAGAACAAATTAATGTTCGCAAATACGGATTTAGTAACATTAAAGCTAGTGGAGTACCCACTGTATACCATGCTGGTGATGTAGTTAATTTACCTTATGAGAGTGGTGAAACATCAACTATAGAAGCCCTAGGAGCTTGTTGGGCAGCCTTTGCGAGTGGCGTTTAATTAATTAGTGTATACTAATAATAAGCTCAGATACCAAAGCAATACTAATGGTTCTGTAGCAATGGTTTGACCAGTATATACAGTATGGTTAATACCGATTAAAGACCTATGGAACTCGCTCCTCCTACTGATCAACGAATTGTAAACGATTATTTTAAACTACTTTCTTTTAGTAAATTAAAAAACGTTGCGTGGCTTTATGGCATGATTGCCACTTATGGCGTTAAGCCAGATAAACTATGGGACTTTAAATGGGGTCCTGATAATACTATTTTTATTAAAAATAAAAAACGTCCTATTTACCCACTGCATCCACAGTGGGTTATTTTATTTAATTTAAAAGAAAAACGACCCCAAAAATTATGGGGCCGTATTAGAACACTGTGCTATAACTTGTATCAAGAAATGGCTAATCAACGGATTGAATTAAATATTACAGATTTATTATTAGCTTATAAAATCAGGAAACAATACTATACAAGTATTAAGCAGCCATTGGTTGCTGATCGCTTGCTTGTGTCTGCAAGAAGCGCTGAACGGCTTTGACATTCCAGTAATAGCTGTCTCGTGACCAGGTTTTCCCAGGAAATGCTGTAAAGTGGGTGCCAAGCTTAAGGGTTCCATCATCACGGAAACGGAAAAGAGTTTTGCGGTCTAAGCCAAGCATCTCCTCTGCTTTGTTGATTGAAAACCATCCGGTTGACTCAGGTGCTTTTGCCATAGAAGAATTTGGCTTGCATATTTAAAGTACATAGAAAAACAAACTTATTAATGGCTTTAATAAACATTTCTTATTTTTATACGAATTTAGGAATCTTAAAATAAAGTAACCGCAACTGAAGAGATGTTCAATGACGAGAAGGAACCCCTCTCTATGCTCATTGAAGTCACTCCTCGGTTAGCCAAAAAACGTTATCGACAATCAATATACGAAGCCTGGAACCACTGTTGTGGTTATTGTGGTAGACCAGCAACATCTTTAGATCATATTATTCCTCGTTTTAAATCAGGCTCTAGTAATCGTAATAACCTGGTTCCATCTTGCCAACGTTGTAATAGTAATAAAGGTAGCTGCAATATGGAGGAATGGTTTCGTGAACAAAAATACTTTTGTCAAGAAAGACTAGAGAGAATTAAAGACTGGATGGATGTATCTTACATTTCTTGCAGTATTCAATCTTATAATGTAAATAACTTGTCTCCAGATCCAGAAGCTGCATAAATAAATGACGGGTCCAATTATTATTTTTAATCCAGGGATGACAGCAGGGATTCCTGTGCAAAATATTCCCAATGTATCTGTTCAGCCCACAATTCCACACGGAGGTACTTTAACAACTGAACAAGCCATAGAACAAGTTTTAAAAGAATTAGAGGAACAAAAAGCAGCCTTAGCACCACCACCTGAAGCAGAAACTATTATTAGTAGTGATCTAGATTTAATTCAAGAAAATACTTTTTTAGATAATGAAATATCAGAAGGACAAACTTACCCTAGCTCTGTAATTAATAGTCAAACAAGTACAACAACTACTGCAGATTATCCATCTACAAGTTTGTACTATGATCCAAATCTTGATGATAATGAAAAACTTAGTTATACAAGAAATAATATAGCTTTACTTTTGCCTTTTAAATTAGGAGGAAATATTCCCCTAACTCCTGTTTATCCAACACTTGAAACTACTCAAAGTGCTGTTGTCCGAGCACACGTTCCATCAGCATCTGCAAATAACTGGAAAGCCGCAGAAGTTAGATATACAGCACCTGGAGGTGCTGTACCGCAAGGAAGTACAGAGATTGCAAGTTATGGTTATGAAGCTGATGGGAGAGCAGTAAGTGTTGGTGCATCAGGCGCAAAAAATGCAGAAGCAAATGAACAAGTAAATAGTGCTTTAAAAAACACACAACCACAAGTAACTAAAATAAATACAGAAAATGCCGAAAAAAGAGGCAGAAATCAAGAAAAAATAAACAATTACGATGCTGAGGTTGCTATAGCAAATAAAAGAAATAAAGTTTTAGACGCTGCTCATCAAGCTTTTCTTGATCAAAGAAATAATATCAATGGAAATCAAACGGGTAATTATTTAGAAAATAGAGATGGTTTATTAAAAGCATTAACTTCTTTAAATGTTGCAGACCAAAGAGGCTATGAAGAGTTATTTAGAACTTTTTATATTAAAGAAGGTTTAGCCCCTGAAGCTTATAATTCTTTTAAAGAGCCGCCCTATGGAAATTTTAATAAAAATTATTATGAAACTCAAGATATTGAAGCAAAAAATAAATTTGACAATATTGTTGCGCTTGATGATGTTGATCTTTTAAGCAGATATGGAGCAGTTAGTAAAACTGATTTTGCATCTAAAGAAAACAAAGAAGACTATGATGCTACTAATTTTTACAGATTTAACTATACTCAACGAGTATTAAATGGTGAAAATGTTAGAGCAAATGAAGCAGAAGATCTAAAAAAATACGAAGGAGAAAATTTACAAGCAGAAGATATTATTACAGATGAAAGTATCCAGACGATAAGAGATAAACAGTTAGGTGTTACCTTAGATGAAAACTCTGAATTAGATGTTATAAAAAACAATGACTATTGGAAAAAACAATATGAAGCAGCTTTATCAGGAGATGAAAAAAACGCAGACTATCGCTATTGGCAAGAATTACAAAACGATCCTGCGTATTCAACAGAAAGTTTAGCTGGTGGTCGTATCCCTGTTTTTGAAATTAGTAAAGATAAACCAAATGATTTTGTTAGTTTGTTTTTAAAATCTCAAAGAGAAGCTGATACAACAGCAATAGAAAATATTCAAAGTGAAGCCGGAAGCGATGCTTACATAACAGAATTTGAAGATATGATCAATAATTTAATTGGTCAAGAAAGACTTCAACAGGTTAGTCAATTTGGTAATCTAACAAAAGACGCATTACAGCAAACAGTTGCTGAAATTCAAAACCAAAAAGCCAAAGAACAAAACATTGCTTTTTATCAAGGATTAGGTTCTTTTTCTGAAGTTTTTAATGCTGGAAAAACAATTGCTGATTCATTTTTAAATGACAGCGGCATTGGTGGAATACTACCAATGTCAAATAGGGGTAGAGATTATGCAAAAAGATTAGAAGATAAATTAGAAGGTTCAATATCAGGTTTAAAGAACAGTGTTGAATATAACTGGGAAACATGGTTTAAAGATACACTAAGCAAGAGATATTCGCCTAACTATGAAGAAAACAAAGAACGCTATCAACCCTATGAAATAAAAGAAAATATTTTAACCGCATTTAATAAATTTTTAAACCGCAATCTAGGTGTTGATCCATACAATCAAGAAGAAGGTGAGTTTAATGCGGTATTTTTAGATGCAGCAGGATTTAATGACACAGCCGAGTTAATTAATTATTTAAATGATCAAGCAATAAAAGAAGAAAAAATACTTGAAAATCCAGAAAGTTTAAACGCTTTGACGGAAGCAGAAAGAGCCGCATTAAGTACATCATCTTTAGACATATTAAATTTAATACAAGAAACAAGTCCAACAAGAAATGAAGTTTCTGAATATAGTGAATTTATAAAAAAAATAGAAAATTTAATTACTAATCAAAGAAATGCAATCGATTCTCTTGATGAAGAACTAGGAAACAACTTAACTATTGATGGAATAGATGAAACAGTTGCTGGTAGATTTGCCAGGGATTTTGTTAATGATTATTTAAAACCAAGATTTGATACATCCAGATCAATGGATGAATTTGTTGAATATATGGATGTTCGCCAAGAAGAAAAAAATCCTTTTCAAACAGAAGATTTAGCTTTTGCTTTAAGAAATGCCGGACAAATTCAAGCCAATGCTTATTTAGAAGAACTTGAAAAGAGCATTGGAGAAACATCTAAATTTAATACTGATTTTTATTTTGATCCTATGGGAAATGGAGCAAGAGTAAACCCGCAAAAAGAACAAGAGTTGCAAAATCAAAGTGAGACAGTTAATAAAGATTGGGAAGATGCACAAGAAAATAATTTTAAAAATGAAATTCCAGGTACAACCATTGGTGATACATGGTATTCACAAGCTTATAGATATGGTTTAGGTGGATTTAATGAAGAAGGAAAGTGGACGTTAAGTAAAGATGATTTTGCGCAACTACATTACTGGACTCTTGGCCAATACAAAGACTATGATCCAGCACTTGATTTATTAAATACTACTATTATTACCGATAAAGCACAAAACATTATTGATACTTATTTAAAAGATAAAGCAGCAGCAATTGATTCTCCTTTCGGTCGTTTTATTACACCTGAAGAATTTGCAGATGAACTACTAGAAGGAGTAGATTTTGCCGATGAAAAATACGATAAAATTTTAAAAGATTTAGGTTTAGAAGATTTTACAGGTACATTAGATGATTTAAAAGGATACATTATTGATATCATGAGAACAGGATCAGCCCTGGAAATTAGAGAAAATATTAAATATCTAAATGAACAACGAGAAGATCCAAGCCAAGAAATTTTAGGAATTACATATATTGATCGCCCTGAAGATTTTACAGATGAAGCACCCAAAGGTAAAACATGGTTGTTTGAAAGTTTTCAAAAGTCTGGTTATCAAGGGACAGAAGATGAATTTTATGAATCATTTTTACCTGATGTAGATCGTTCTGAAATGGAATTACTTGGTGAAGTACAAAGTGGTAAAGGTTTAGAATTTGGTTTTGGATTGCAAGATGCATTAAGTGATCCTTTAGCAGCATATTCAAATATCAGTTCTTTTCTTGATTTTGGAAAAGATGAAACGGATGGAACGAATGAAAATCAAACAACAACAAAACAAACAACTCAAAAAGAAACAAGTGTTTTTAATGTATTTGACTTAGGATATGATGATGAAGACACTTATACAAAATCAAAAAGTGCTCAAGAATTTTTAGGTGAATTTGCTCCTTACTTTAAATAAACATGTCAGAAAAAAGAAAGAAAGCAGCTAAAGCAGCTAAATTAGCAAAGGATGAAATGGCTTGTAATAAGCCTAGAAAAACGCCAGGACATGCCACTAAATCACATGTAGTAAAAGCATGTAAAGATGGTAAAGAAAAAATTGTACGGTTTGGCCAACAAGGTGTAGAAGGAGCTGGCAAGAATCCTACCACTGAAAAAGATAAAGCAAGAAAAAAATCTTATTATGCTAGACATAATGCACAAGATCCGAATCCCGATAAATTCTCTGCACGCTATTGGTCGCATAAAGTTAAATGGTGATTCAATGTGAATTTGAAACTACTGATGTTAGAAATCTATACGATGCAGTTTGTGATGCAATTGAAAATTGGCCTGGCTATCCGGGAAGACCAGTTCAACAACAGGAAGACTACTTGCGGTTAAAAACGTTTTTATTTAGTATGTTATGTGAAATGATCTTGAGGGACCAATGAGAAAAGGCGGTGGTTACATTCAGGGTGCTCCCAAAAAAACCAAACAAGGCCAAGGAAAACATTCAAAATCTAATCACGGAAGAAAGAAATTACGTGGTCAAGGCAAGTAAATTGTTATATTATTGGTAATGATTTACCAGTAGTATTTTGAACTTTTCAAAGGCAATACAGTTAATCTGTAAATATGAAGGGTTCAATGAAAAGGCGTATCCCGATGTATGCACTGGGGATGCGCCTTTTACTATTGGCTATGGAACTCAGTACTATCCAGATGGACAACCTGTATGTAAAGAACACTGTTGCACTAAAAAAAAGGCATTAGAGTATGTCAAAGATGAAATTAATTTAATAGAAAATGATTTAAATAAATTAAACTTACATTTAGACAAGTCAATGAAAGAAGCTTTAATTTCTTTTATTCATTCCATTGGTTGGTCTGCTTTTATTTTTACAGGTCTTCCTGAATATATTGAAAATGAGAACTGGTCAGAAGTCGCTGATCAATTTTCTCGTTGGATTTTTGATTGCGAACACAATGTTATTGGAAATTTAGTAGATAGAAGAAGAGAAGAAATTCATTTATTTTTTCAAGAAATTAACGAATCTCCCTGGGGATCAACTGAAATTCTTTTACGTGCTTTTCGTAATTATGTTGCTTCACCAAATCAAGTACGTGCAATCAAAAAACTAGAAGAAAATATAAATCCTCAAATACTAGCTGATTTTGGAAATGAATTCGATATCAATAAAGGCTTTTGGTTGGATTAGAATAATATAAATAAAACGGAGGCTAATGGAAAACACGCCTGAACCACAAGAATTTGTTCTTCCATTAGAACTTCAGTTTTCAATGCGAAAAGCAGAGATACAAGCTAAAGACATGACATGGGAAGAATTACATTCAGCCCTATTAACTCTTTATTATCAGCGATTATTAGAATGGCAAGCAGTAAAAGAGATTATGGATAATGAAAATATTCAAATTGATTTTGATGTTCCAACTGATTTAGAATTAGCAGAACTTGCTGCTTGCGTTGCCCCAGAGGAAGAAGATGGCGAAGATCCTTTTGAACCCTTTTAATAAATAAAAACCATGTTATCTACAGAATATCGTTTACGGTTGCAATTTATTTGCAACCGTATTGCAAAACAACAAGAAGTTCAATTAACCGATGTTATTTGGGCTGAAAAATTAGCAAAAGCAAATCGATCTGCTGCAGAGCTTTTAAGAAAAGCTAGAAGATTTGCTTGTAATCCAGAAATCGAAACAAACAGTTTAGATAGTTTGCTCAACGATTTAGACCTAGGTGATCCTGACCCAAGTAATCACAGAACAGGTTTTAAGAGCGCAGATGATATTGTCGATTGGTTTAGCCAAGAAAAAACAGATGATTGGAGACAAAGAGATTAATAAAACCTTTTAAAAAGGTTTTAAAAAATTAATTAAGAATTAAGAAGTCGCGATAGGTACCATTGTGCTTTCTTCAAAGACTCAGTACCCCCTTTTTGTTTTTCTCTCCACAAATATTTTGCGACGTTACCTTTTAGGTATCCTCTATATTCTTCTTTGGTTAACTGTGCTTCGATTGCTTGGATGCATTCAACACCATCTCCCAAATAATGTGGGGGATGATTAACCATATCAACAAGTTCTGGCATAACGCCAGAAAGAGTCACAACCATTGGAGGCTCGTTCAATTCGCTAAACCACGGCGCTGAAGGGATCTCAGGCCCTCTAGCGTCAGCTCCGCAGGTGGTAAGTTCATGCCGATCTTCTCGCTCGCCATCGGCAATGTTCCTGGATACAGGTGAGCTTCCTCTACTGACGGAATGTAACCAGTTTTCCCCGGTCTCTTCATTCCCTCCAAAGCCAAGTTTTTTCTCTCCATCCCTGTTTCGCATGCTGAAAGACCACGATTGTACATATCATACAAAGGTACATCATTATCTGCATTGTCTAAAGGTTGCCCAAAAGTTTCTTCGCTTAAGCAACGACAATCAATTTCATCTTTTACAAAACTGTCTAAAAAATTAGATGCATTCATCAACATTTTTTTAATTGATTTATTCCTCTTACAATAATACTATGGCAAAACTAGATAAAGACCTTGTTTGATTTAAACTACGATCCTTTAAAAGATTCAGCTAGCTCTGGAAGTGAAGTCACAGACTTAAATCCAGGTCGAATTTATAATACAGATTTAAGACGTTTAGAAGAAGAAGATATTGATATTGTTGGTCCGTCAAATCAAAAACAAATTACTAGTTATATGAGAGCAGCTAAAGCAGCTGGTAAATATAGAAAAAAAATGGAAATTGATTATCCATTAGGTCCTGGTGGAGATGTGCCAGGTTACTTTTCAGGAGATCGTTTTGGTAAATCAGGTGGAACCAACTACGCTGAAAAACCAAAACGATTTTCTGGAAAACCTTATGGTTAAACTTTAGAAAAAACAACTTCTTTTTTCTGACTTTGATACTTACCTTTTCTATCCTGGTAGCTAGTTTCACATGGCTTTCCCCGATGAAAAATTAATTGGGTAATACCTTCATCGGCATAGATACGATTAAATAAACCAGTACAATTACTAATTTCCAAAGTAAGATAACCTTCCCAACCAGCTTCAGCTGGAGTGATATTAACAAGAATACCTGAACGAGCGTAAGTTGATTTTCCAACAGCAACAACTGTCACATCTCTGGGCAGTTTTAAATGTTCTTGAGCCACACCAAGGCAATAGCCATACGGGGGCAAAATAAAATACTGGCCATTTTCATCTTCTAACAGTTCAGCAGCTTTTAAAATATCATCTGAATTAAAATTTTTTGGATCACAATCTCCTCTTTGAGTGCCACCAAAAATTAAACATTGGCTAGGAGATAGACGAATATCATAACCATAAGAACCAAGTCCGTAGCTAAGAATACGTTTCCCATCTTTTTCCTTACATGAATAATCAATAAAAGGAGAAATCATGTCCTGCTGTTCAGCCAGCTCTTTGATTTCCCAGTCTGACAACACCGACATAAATTTTGAATTTTCTTGGTATAACTACATTAAACAATTATGCGCCCCTTTGGGGAATAAATGTCAATAAATTTTTCTGTAAAAAATGTGGTGTCTTGTTTTGGCTGCAGATAAACCAAAAGAGAAGTACAAGTCCGTTGTATGCCAATTCCTTCACTGGTATGTTTTATTAGTGTTGGCGCTGTTTTTAAAATACAAACAGGAAAATCAAAAATCTTTTGTTCATAACGAATCATATCAGGACAGTTGGTAAAATAAAGACCTTGTTCTATATCTCCTTTCCACCAAGACCTGTAAAGCTTACGGAACCAAACAGCGTGAGATGAAGTTAAAGAAGGAGAAGAGGCCCTAGTCATTTTCCAGCGATCTTCTTTTTTATTCCAGAAATAAGCACCAGAAGGTGGAAATAAATAAACACGACCGTACCAGTCCTGTACATTTAAACCATCATCGGTAGGAGTAAAAAAATTTTCTGCCTGGATATATTCATTGGCAACTTTAGAACTTGCCACGTCTAACTCAATGCCGCCCAACAATTGATGAGCAGCAGAAGTCAAGTCATAATTTGTAATATATTCTCGGTCTTCATTCAAACCTTTGCGAACATTAGGTATTGCCATTAATCTTTGTCTTTTTCGTAATCTACTTCAAAATAACGAATTCCTTCATTGTCATTAATAATATAACCAGCTTTTTCTTCTGGGTTAATTTTTTGTGCTGCAGCCAACACTCTTCTAAATGTTTCAGCTAAATCGCCATTATTTTGTGTCTCACATTCTTCTTGTGCGGCATGAAGTTCTTTTAAAGTTAAAAAGAATACCGCACGTTGACCAGTAGGTTGAAAGCAAAGAACACCAGGCCCCTCAATAGCCCAGAATTTTCTATACATTTCACACATGTCACCCAAAATAAATTTGGATGTTGTGTCTAGCATTTTAAGCTTTTCCTCATTAATGTCTTCACCTAAGGTCGCACGAATTAATTTTTCTCTCTTGTTCATGTTTAATTAAACCTTGTTTTGATAAAGAGTCTAATAGTTTTGGGAGTGGTTTGTATATTACAACAAGTTTGCCGAGGTTGCCACGTTTTTTAATTAGCTTTCCGTTTTCATCTTTTAACTTATCAAATTCTCCCGATCGAATTAAGTATTCAGCTACGCACCGCAGTCGTCTTTTTAAAGGTAGTTCTGCAAGTGGAAATTTACCACAAATTGTATCTGCTTGCATATCTTTAAAAGCCAACCTTAATCGGTTGGCTAAAGTCATGCCTAAACCTTCATCTTCTTCCTCATAATTTTTTATGTTTTCTAGATACCGTCTAAGACATCCATCATCAAAAGAACCAAAAGGAGGTAAAAAATATAAAACCTGTTTAACTAAAGATTCTGGCAATATTTGTTTATAGTTTTTAATTGTAAGAATTGAAAAATCAATTCCATCAAAACGATGTGCCATATTATAAAGTATCTTTGTGAGAGGTTTTGTATAAAGCGCTTTTGAAAAAATCGCTTGACTCAATTTTTTTATTCTTACTAAAAGATTGAATCAATTGATTCCAAGGAATACGAATAATCGCTTTTTTTCCAGGATCAGGCGCAATATTTATATAGTGTATACCTTCTTTCCATCCTTTGTCAGCTTTATTTCGGCCGACTGCGATCCAATTTCTAATTGTTTGATCAGATACATTTAAACGGCGTCCGCATTCTTCCGTTGAAACGTACTCATCGGCATAAGCATCAGGACATAAAGAAATAGTTTTATCGTCTTTAGTTTTTTCAAACCATAAAGAATTAAGAATATTTTTAATTCCTTTTAGTTCATGAGCAACGTCTTCTATTGCTTTTCTAATTCCAGTCATCATGCAGTTTGTTTTAATTAATGCTAGTGTATAAAAAACAAAATTGTCAGATGGAAAGCCAAGTTCCTTCCAGTCAGCCTCAGCAACAGATCACCCCAGAAATGCTGGAGCAGCTGAAGAAACAAGCTAAAGAACTTGCAATTCAACAGGCTTTGCAGCAAAGATTAGCATTTGAACAAAATCAAGTTCAACAACAAATGCAACCCCCCGCTCAAAGCAAAACTGTTAAAACCCCCTTGGTAAACAATAGAAGAAATCTTACAGTCGCAGAAATTATTTTAATGTTTGCAATTTCTTGCGGATTAGTCTTTGGGGTGCAATCTTGCTGGAACTATGCAACAAATATTTTACCTAAAATTGAAATCAAAGTACAAAAATAAATCAGATACAGGGGATTTATAATGATGAAACAGGTTGTATGTAGTTAAGTGGCCGATAGAAAGATTACAGAACTAGGCGCTATTAATGCCTCTAGTATTGCAGACGATGATCTGTATACGCTTGTTGATGTTTCTGAGGTTGACCCTGGTTTAAAAAATAAAAAATTTACGTTTGCTTCTTCAAAAGAATACTATAATTTTTACTATCTTCAATTAACTGGCGGAACTGTTTCCGGTAACTTAACGGTCACCGGAAATCTTTCTGTTGGAGGAAATTTTTCTCCCGCAAATATTGATGTTACAGGTGTAAGCACTTTTAATCGTTTAAATTGTACAGGAACTGGTACATTTACTAGTCTATTAAGTGGCGCGAATATTACTGGAGCAGTTGTAAATGTTGGTAATCTTTTTACCGATACCGGAAATATATTAGATTTAACAGTTACAACTATAACTGGAGGCAGCGGAAATTTTGTCAGACTTTCTGGTCAAACTGTTACGGGCGCCACAGGTGCTTTTACTAATGTCACTGGTCAAAATATAAGCGGTACTACTGCCAGTATTACTACGATTTCTGGCACAAATGCCACAGTTACAAGCACCATATCAGGTGCAACAATAACAGGAGACACTGGTAATTTTACTAACTTTACTGCGACCAATATTACTGGCGCTACAATTACAGGTGCTACTGGCCAGTATTCTGTATTAGATGCAGGCACTGGAAAATTTACGCTTGTTTCAGGCGCAACAGTTACCGGAACAACAGGTCAATTAGGAACATTAACAGGAGGTACTGGTAATTTTGTTCTGGTATCAGGAGATACGGTAAAAGGAACAACAATTACTGGAACAACTGGACAAATTGTTAATTTAACTAGTACGTCAGGATTTTTTACTTATGTTTCAGGAGGAAATGTTACAGGAGACACAGGTAACTTTAGTAATTTAACAGCAGACACTGGAAGTTTTACTTACTTAACAGGCACTACTATTTCTGGTGCAACTGGTAATTTTAATAATTTAAGTACCGATACAGGCACATTTACTCTTATAAGTGGAACTACAGTCACTGGCGATACAGGAAACTTTACATCAATTACAGCAGCAACAGGTACTTTTACAAGCTCTTTAAGTTTTCCTAGTTTAACTCTAACTGGCGATTTAACTGTTGGCAAAAAATTATACGTTGGCGAAGATGCGTTAATTACAGGAATTACAACAGTTGCTAGAGCAACTGGTTATGACTTTATCGTAAATTCAACTACATCAGGAGATGTAATTACTGTTGAGCCAAGTGGTGTTGTTTATATTCAAGATCCATTAGTTATACCTGTAGCCAATAGAGCAAGTGGTGCTGGTTACTATATAAATACAGGGACTACAAACATTACAGGTAATAACACAACACTAGATTACAGTGGTGGAAATGGTTTTAATTACGAAGGCAATAATGCAAGTGGTTACTATGGAAATTTAGTTGTACCCAATTTAATTTCCACAGATACAATTACAGGTTCTGCAGCTACCTTTAGCAATTTAACAGGTAGTACTACTATTTCAGGTGGAACAATTTATGGCGGTACTATTACCGGAACTACTGGTCAATTTCCAACACTAACAGGTGGAACTGGTACGTTTACGCTTGTTAGCGGAACCACCGTTACAGGCGCTACTGGTAGTTTTACCCAAGCAACGGCAGGAACAGGAACCTTTACTCTAGTCAGTGGAACAACTGTAACGGGAGGCACTGGTAACTTTGCTAATTTAACTGGTGGAACTGGTACATTTACTCTTGTTACCGGAACTACTGTTCAAGGTGCCACAGGGGATTTTGATACCATCAGTGGAACTAGTGGAATAATCACTACTATTTCTGGAGTTACTTTAATTACTGGTGTTACCGCTAGTTTCACAACAGGTAACTTTACAGTTGCTAATTTCGTTATTGAAACAACAGGTAACATTACAACTACTGGTGGCTATGTTTCAGGTGCTAGTGGTTTATTTACTGATGCAAATATAACAGGTTTAATTATTTCAGGTAGCGGTGGTAATTTTGATGTATTAACAGGTGGCACAATCACAGGCACCACTGGGGATTTTGCAAGGGTAAATGTAGACACTGGTGTATTCACTTTTGCAAGTGGGACATCAGGCGCATTTACAACTATTACAGGCACAACAGGACATTTTGTTACATTAACTGTTGATACTGGTATTATCAGGGAAAAATTAACTGTTACTGGTGACGCATATTTTACTGAAGATATTTTTATTACAGGATCAGGTGACTTTGGATCTGGTATTGGCTTAAAAGCAACAGGTGAAGTTAAATTTTATGACGCAGATTCAACTCATTATGTTGCTTTTAAATCTGCTGATACAGTTTCTACTAATGTTACTTGGGTCCTTCCAGCTACTGATGCAACTACTTCTGGGGATGTACTATTAAGTGACGCAGCTGGTACATTAAGTTGGGGTGCAGTTGCGAGTCTTAGTGGTATAACAGATGATGCCGCACCTTTTACTACTGCATTAGGTGCAGGAGCTGGAACAGGTATTACTTCTAATGGTACTGGAAATACTGCGGTCGGTTATCAAGCATTAAATACTAATACCACTGGAAAATACAATATTGCAGTAGGTTATAATTCAGCCATTAGCTCAACTGGTAATTATAATATTGTTATTGGACATGAAGCAGCTAGTGGACTTGTTAATAATGGTACTATTGCCATTGGTTCTGGTAGCGCAATAAATGTTTCGGGTAGTGAAATACTTACTATTGGTAATGGCAATTTAATTTCAGGTTTTGGTGGTAGTAATGTTATTGCTATTGGTAATAATATTCTTGTAACCGGTCAGTTTTCTTCAGGAACCCAGCTTACCGGCGTAATTGCTATTGGTAATAATATAAATTTTCATAACGCACTTAGTAGAAACCTTATTGCTATAGGTGAAGGCGCTTTAGAAAATAGTTCTCCATATCATGCAGTTGCAATTGGTTCCGGTGCTGGTAATCGTATTTCTGGAACTGCTTCTCAAATTGCTTTTACTACTTTAGTTGGAGATGAAGCAGGTAAACATGCAAATGGTGATACATATGGTACAACATTTATTGGTGCTGCTGCAGGTTTTCAATCAGCAGTAACATCTTCTTATCCATTTAATACTGCAATAGGTAACAATGCTTTTAACAACGGTTCTGGCGATAGAAATACTGCAATAGGTGCTTATGCTATAAATAAGGGCTCTGGTGATAGAAATAATGCAATAGGCAATTATGCTTTTCTGTCAGGTCTAGGTTCTGATAATGATGTTTTAGGTTATGGTGCTGGTCAAGCTATTAATGGAGACTATAATGTTGCAATTGGTCATCGAGCAGGTAGAGACTTAAGTGGAGATTATAATATTGCAATTGGATATTTAGCATTAAGTGGAACAACAAGTACTGGTAATATTGCAATTGGTTATGAAGCACTAAGATCTGATAACACTGGAAGTGGTAATACTGCAGTAGGTTATCAAGCATTAACAGCTAATACTTATGGCTTCTTTAATACTGCTATTGGTTATCAAGTACTAGATGCTAATATTTCCGGGTATTACAATACTGCAGTAGGTTATCACGCATTAACTGCTAATACTACTGGCTCAGCTAATACTGCTGTTGGTTATGAAGCATTAAAAACTAATACTGTTGGTGTTATAAACACTGCAGTAGGTTATGCTGCACTGAAAAATAATACTACTGGCAACTATAATTCTGCATTTGGTAATGATGCATTAGGTGATAACATTGGTGGATCCAAACTTGTTGCGATAGGTAATAGTGCGTTAAGCAGAAATACATATGGCGAATTTAATACTGCAATAGGCTATGACTCACTTTATTACAATACTACTGGCAGCCGTAATACTGCGTTAGGTTATCAAGCTGCATATAACAATACAACTGGATTTCAAAATACTGCAGTAGGTTATCAAGCTGCATATAGCAATACAGTTGGAGTATATAACACTGCAGTAGGTTACAAAGCACTGTCTGGTAATACTAATGGTGTAGGTAACACTGCAGTAGGTTATACTGCTTTAAGAGATACTATAACTGGACGAGATAACACTGCAATAGGCTACGGAGCACTGTCTGGTAGTACCAGTGGAAATTCTAATGTTGCAGTTGGTTCGGAAGCATTAAGCAGAAATACTAGTGGCGACGCTAATACTGCATTAGGTTATCAAGCTTTATATAGCAACACCTATATATCAGGAAATACTGCAATTGGCTATAAAGCTTTATACACTAGTAGTGTTGGAAATTTAAATGTAGCAGTGGGATATGAAGCACTAACAAGTCTTTCAAGTCAAAGTCAAAATGTAGCAGTCGGCTATCAAGCTTTAAGCGCTTGTATTGGGAATTATAATACTGCAGTTGGTTATCACGCACTTTATAACACTACTACTGGTAGAGACAATGCTGCATATGGCTGGGGTGCATTAAAAGACAATACTATTGGCGAAAGAAACTGCGCACTAGGTAGTGAAGCTTTATTAAATCATATTACTGGAAGCTACAACATTGCAATAGGTTTCCAGGCAATGAGAATGACTGAAACAGGAAATCACAATATTTGCATTGGACATAACGCAGGACGGCTTTTAGCGAAAGACGACAATACTATTATTGGATATATTTCAGGCGTAGCAACAGACAGTGGAATCATTAGAATTGGTGCTGGTAGTACTGAAAGAATTTATGTTGATACTGTAGGTGTTGTTAGCGGCAATGCATTTGCACAAACAACTGCAACAATGCCAGCTAATGAAATAAATCCAGCTAATGGTGGTATTCAGTACAAAACAGTAAGTGCAGATACAACATTTACTGAAGCCCTGGTTTCTGGTGAATCTGTCTTAGTCCATTTAACTTCTGGCTCAAGCCATACTTTGACATGGCCCACAATTACCTGGGTTACTTCTGCTGGTAACAGTGCTCCAACATTTACTGATGACGATATACTAGTATTCTGGAAGTTCGGCACCACACTTTACGGTGCATATGGCGGGAGCTTTGCATAATGAGTTTGCTTGCATCTTATTTATTAGCTGAAGCTGGCAGTCAATCATCACCAGAAAATTGGTGGGTTGTTTTAGATAATTCCAATACTAATCACGGTTTTCAGTATATGGTTAAAATAGCAGCTGATTCAAATGGAAATCTTTTAGTAGCTGGATCAACAGATAATAATACAGGTATTGGTAGAGATAATTATTTTATTGCAAAGCTTGATGATACAGGCGCATTGCAATTAGATAGAGAGCTAGGTATAACAAACTATCATGTATTTTTTGATGATATAGCAGTTGATGGCAATGATGATGTTTACTTAACTGGTTATTATCACAGCAATCATACAACAGCATGTGTGAAGTTAGATTCAGGACTTACAACCAATGACCATGTTATTAGTGCTAACCTTTCAAACAAAGATGTAAAATATAGAGCAGTAACAACAGATAGTAGCAACAAAGTTTATCTTGCGGGAAGAGTAGAAGAATTTGCTTTTAACGATGAAGCAGTGGGAATTGCTGCATGCAATGCAGGTACAGGTGTTAAAGATTGGGCAAGAACATATGCAGGAAGCAAAGATAATTTCCAAGCTTTTGGCATCTGTATCCATGATAATTCAGGAACAGATGAAATTTTTGTTACAGCATATGATGACACAAATAATGTAGAACGTGGTTATTTATTGGAATACAACCTATCAGGAACTTTACAACAGCACTTTGAATATCGAGGATTTGCAAGTTCATCTGATAGTACATACAAGCGTGTAAATTTTGGTAATATTGTTTCAGATGGAACATCTTTATATGTTTCTTTTGAAATTGATCAAGATATAGGAATTGCTAAAATTGATCCTAATGGTGGTACTATTTCGTGGCAAAAAAATTATGATACAAATGGACAATCTATTTATGGATATCATACAGCTTGTGCTGTGACTCCCGATGGCAATTATGTTTATGTAGTTGGAAGAGGTCGTAGCGGCAATAGTACTAATGCAGGTCGATCGGGTTGGCTTGCTAAATTTGCAACATCAGATGGAACCCTTCAATGGCAAAGAAATATTTTTATTGATAGAAGTTCATACACTTATGTAAATGCCATACATGCTACAAATGATAATGTATACATTGCAGGTATGAATGAGTCAGGTAATAATGATTATGTATTTGTTGCCAAGCTACCAGGGGATGGATCTGGCACTAATACATTTACAGGAGATGCATTAACTATTACGTATGAAGCAGGTACAGGCTCTGCAAATAGTATGGTTCTAAGCAGATATACGCCGTCGTACGGTACAGCAACATCCTTTGTAAGCTTTGGAACTACACTTACAATGAGTAACGTAGAAGGAGGAATTGAAGTTGATCAAACCAATAGATTTTAATTAAAAATTTAATGTTATTATTTAAACAAGGAGATTAAAGCAATGAATTACGCTTTCATTAATAACGGACAAGTTGAACAATATCCTTTTGGCATCAATGCGCTTAGGAAAAAATTTCCCCAAACAAGCTTTCCTAAGGATATTAGTAAAATTAATCTGTCTGCTTACAATGTAGTCGTTGTCGAAGCAACCGATCCACCTGAATTTGATTCATTAACTCATTTTCTTTCAGAAGGTAATCCAACAAACGTAGAAGGAATCTGGAAGCAAGTTTGGATACTTAATGAATTAACAGAAGAACAAAAACAAGAAGTTTTATTAGCAGCTGAGAAAAACGAAAGAGAAATTAGGAATGATTTACTTAAAGACAGTGATTGGACTCAGTTAGCTGATTCAAGTGTTGATAAAACAGCATGGGCTAATTACAGACAACAGCTAAGAGATATACCAAATCAAAGTGGTTTTCCAAGAAATATTAATTGGCCAACAAAGCCATAATGTTAGTTAAAATAAAGGTTGCAAAAAGATTTATTTATGTCTTTTCAATATGCAAGTGGTGCTACTAAAGCACTTTCAAAGACCATTCCAACCATTAAAGCTAATGGTAAAGTTAAACAATGGGAGTTAACCGTTGTTTATACGTGCAATAACTTAACTCGTGATTTTGACACGATTGTTGATGTTGAGTATCTTGAGAAAGTTCCTACTGGTTTTACTAAAGCAGAGCTTTTTGATATGTGTGATATCGCACACTTAGATCAAATCTTTGACAGCATGTATGAAAGCATTACCAACCTTTCTACGGAACAACGTGATAACAACTTTGATATCAATACTTTAAAAAATAGTTGATATAATATTGATGAGATAAGGAATAGAGATGACAATTAAATTCACTGATGCTGCCAAGTATTATACTGCTGAACAGCATCAGATTGATGCATGGAATTGGCTACAAACTAAAGTATCGCCTGAAATTTTAAATATTTTTGCATCTAAATATAGAGAAACAAAAAATAATACTGATGACAATAGCTGGGATGCAGTCTTTAACTCAGCTGAAAAAGCAGGTGCTATCTATCCAGAATGCGTAGCTGCTCAATGGGCTCTAGAATCTGGATGGGGACAACATGTTTCAGGTCAACACAACTACTTTGGATTAAAAGGCCCTGGTGGATCAGACTGTATAACAAATGAATTTATTGATAATAAATGGATTACTATTAAAGATGGGTTTTTAAATTTTGATTCATTAGACGAATGCGTAAACTACTTGGTAAACAGATGGTATAAAGATTACAAAGGCTATAAAGGAGTTAATAGAGCAAAAAATAGAAATGAATGCGCTGAATTATTAGTGCAAGAAGGCTATGCAACTGATCCAGATTATTCAAAAAAATTAATTCAAATAATGGACAAACAGTTGCAGGTACCTGGCTGCAACTTAGAAAATGTTATAAATGAATTAGTTTTAGACATTCCTTATGAATATCAATTAGACAACAAATCAGGTACTGGCTTTAGAGAATGTTTTTCTTCTACTTGTGCCATGATTGCACGTTATTATGGCGTTATTGATACTGATGATGAGTATAACCACATTAGAAGCAAGCATGGAGATTCAACTGAATATGTTGCACAAGTAAAAACATTACAACAATTAGGATTAAACGCAAAATTTATTACTAATGGAAATCCTGCGGTACTTGAAAATGAAATTAGAAATAAACGACCAGTAGCAGTTGGTTGGTTACACAAAGGTCCTGTTTCTAAACCTCAAGGAGGTGGGCATTGGACCTGTGTGATTGGTTTTGACAAAGATAATTTTATTCATCATGATCCTTATGGCGATGCTGATATGATTAATGGAGGATATATCAATACTGATTATGCTGCTGGAAAAGCTATTTCTTACAGTCGAAAAAATTGGTTAAAAAGATGGGAATGCGATGGCAATGGTACTGGTTGGGCATTACTTGTTAAAAAAAATGAAACCTAAAAAAGATAAACCAATCAAAGTAAATATTTGTTGGGAAGTAGGAAAAGAAAAAAAATGCGTAACCCTTGATAAAGACAAGGCTTACGCTACAAAACAATGGGTTGATGAACAAGGAGGTGTTGTTTTTTGGTTTCAACCTGTTGAAAATTAACGTTGTTTGGCCTTACCAACAACAAGTGCAATAGTTTCTAAAATTTTATAAAATTTTGAAACTAACGCATCATCTTTGGGAGTAGGCGTTAAAGCAGTAATAACACTGGCAGTTGCATGTACTGCTAACAATGCTTCTAAATACTGATTTAAATGTTCCATAAAAATACCATACACTCTTTTATTCTATATGCATTGGTTTATAGTAAAAAAATGTTTTTATATCTTCTTTAATTATCCAGTTGGAATCTTCATTCTTTTGGAACCATTTTTTCCAAATACGAAATTGTTTTTCTTTTTTTGCTGAGTCACACCTAAAAGCCAAAGAATCTCCCGCAGGTATTAAATTAATCCACTCACGTAAAATTTTTACGCCTATTAATTGTAATTTCATAGCTTCTTTACCTGTCAAATTCAATCTCAATTGACGGCTTCTTTTGTTTTTTCTTTCTTGCATCCAATCGTTTACTTGTCTTTTGGATCGGCAAACGGCCATGCTGACTAACCACACACAACCATTCGTCGTCCTCACCCATGGAATTAAGCGCAGCTTGATAAATTGTTTCTGATTTATTTTTATTGATTGAGTTATCTTTTTGCGTTTTATTCTGTAACTCATCACTCACGGTCTAGTCGCATATGGTAACAAGATAGCAGGAAAAGGATGTGTTTGTTGGTGTTCTCTTTCCCAAGCAGTCTTCCATTCAGACAAAGAATGGTTATGTCTATCTAACTCTACATAACCAGGATCAGTATCTGCTTTTATGTAATCACCATTTTCAAAAATAAATTTATCAAAGTTTTCAAGTATTAAATCAAAAGTTGTAGCAGGAAATTCAACAACCATACCTACTTCGTAGTCAAGTTTTTCATTTCTTGTTGATGAAATACATAATAAATAACCACCTGTTTGCAAGGGAAAATAACGATCATCTCCGCCATCAAGTCTTAACCTATCAAAGTTATTATATAAATCAGAACCTGCACTCATTACTTGTCCTTCATAGGGATAATAAACAGTACCATTTTCTATTTCTTGGACACTATCTCGATCAAATATTCCTCGACTTGCAATAGGAACTAAATTTAAATCATAAACAGAAAGGTCGAGATATTTTTTCTTTTGCCCCCCTTTGGCAAGAATAATCCATGCAGGTGATGCAATATCAATACGAAACCAATGATTATAAGAACCTCCGCCATAGCCGTTGGGAACGACTTTATTAACAGGCCCGAGAGTACCAGTGAGTAAACGTATAGATAACTGATTAAAGGGACCAAGAGTTAATGGATTGTTTTGTGTTCTTTGTCTTTGTGCAGTAGATAAACGAGGCATTTATTTTAAATATTTAAATCATTATTTCTATTTTACTATTCTGCAATGTTCTTATGCTCCAAAGGATTAGCTATATTCATTTTCATTCCTTGCATTGACAAATCAATATCTTCTTTATTGTTAGCGTATACCATTAATTTTTGAGCATCAAAATCTAAAACCATTTGATTAATTGTTTTAGGTGGTAATGTACGATTCCAAGAAGAAATTAAATGCAAAGGATTAGCACATCTGGAGTTACCACAGGTTTTTGTTACTCTATATTTACCAATATCTCCCCAGGCACATTGATAAATTGCTTTGTGTAGGTTCATATTTTCACAAAGATCTCTACTGTATTCACTTCTATAGGAAGGCATCTTAACCCTTTCTGGAAGGTAAACACTATCGCTTTTAATTTCCCAGCATTCTTTAAAAGAATTAATTTCAACAAGCCGCCAGAGTTTTTGGTATTTCCATTTATAAGAAGAATGTAAATAATTAATATCAAATCCACAAGTATTGGAAAGAATTTTTTGCACGCAAAAGTAACACCAATGCTTTTCCAGGCTTCTGATGGTGTGTCCATGAGCGCACGGAAAGCCCTGGTAAAACCCCAAAGCCTTTAGTTCTTCTTCAGATTTGGTGGCCATTCCAGGATCATAACGAAAATTAGTCTCATAAGACAAGGATTGAGAGATTCTGTGGAGGTTGGCCATGCAGAGATGCAGACTTTGGGGGTAATTTTTCTTTAGTATAGTCTTCCGTACATTAAAAAGATATTGTACGGGAAATTTTTTAACACAATTAAATATACAAAAGGGACGCATCTTTTCAACAGTACACTATTTTGTTAATGTACGGAACGTCACGGTTAGGATAAAAAGGGCTAAAAGTCTGCAAGTCTGCACTGATGGGCAAAAAAAAAGGGCTGATGGATGCCCATCAACCCTCGCCCCAGTACCCAGCGGATTATAAAAAGATCAGACTCCGAGTGCGACCTTTTCCATTTTCTTTTTAGGTTTAATGATTTTTGGCTTAGCTTTCTCTTCCACTTTCAATACTTCCTGGAAGACCTCATCAAATTGAGACGCGACAGTCTCCCAATCAAATTGAATATCGGTCACGCGATCGAAGCAAGCCTGGCCGACCTGAGCCAACAACTCTCTGTTTTCGTAATAGGTGCCCAGAATTTCAGCCAGATGGTTATCGTCTGGACAAGGCATGATGCGTCCAAGGTTCGTGTCTACGTCCCAATGGAGCGATCGAATTAGCTCTCCCGTACCATCAAAGATCTCTTTGCATGAGGTATGGTCAGGAACGATCTGGGCGACCTTACAGGCTGCATGCTCAAAATTAACAAGGCCCCAACCCTCTCCTTTACAGGTGTTTACCCCTACATCAGCTGTGTTGTAAATCACGTTAAGCAGTTCAAAAGGAACAGCAGGAGCACCCCCCTGGGGAGTAGTCATAATAATTCTGTTGTTGGCATCCAAACCTTGTCTTGCCATTTCTCGTTTAAATAATGGCATGACATCCCAACCCATATCTTTCATCCCCATGTGAAGATAAAGTTTGGTATCAGGACGACCAACAGCAAACTTAGCAAATGCACTAATCGTAATATCAATTCGTTTGCGGAATTGATTACGGTTACCATTGAAGACAATAAAATCATCTTCGTTTAAACCAAGTTTTTTTCTTGCTTCTTTTTTGTCAATAGGAAAGAATTGGTTTTGAGTTAAACCATGGGGGATCACAGTGACAGGCTTTTGGAAGCCTGCATTAATTGTTTCTTGTGCTCCAAATTCGGTATAACAAACAGCAGCGTCCCAGTTATTAATGGTATCTAGCAATCCTGCATACCATTCATAAGAATCCATGGGATAGTAGCCCACGAATTTAAATTTAAGTTGTTCTTTTAAATCTTGAATACGTTTCCATTGTTCATTGATAATCCAGATGTCATTAATAGTACAGATAACATCTGGTTTAATGCGTTCAACAATTTCTCGAATGCGATCTTCACCAAAAGGAGCTTGTTGAAACCTGTTGGATGCCGGATATAAATAATACTCTTGTTGAAGAGGAGTTGTATCACCGTGCCAATTACAACCAAGCACATGAATTTCGTAATTACCAGTTTCCTTTAGTCGTTTAAGAACATTTTCAGAAACCCTGGCAAAACCAGTAGTTGCTACTACATCACCAATCCAAAGAAGTTTAGATTTGGTATCAACCATTTGTTTTAATTAACTTCAAATACTATACTCATTTTTTAAAAAAAATGTGCCATAATGCGATATCAACTATTCCGATAAAAGCCGTATATCAACTATTCCGATAAAAGCCGTATATCAACTATTCCGATAAAAGCCGTATATCAACTATTGCGATAAAATGACCATTAAAGAAGCTCTGAAATCTGAAAAGGACGTTCAATAAATAAACCCATATCTTTTTCTTCATCTGTGGTTGAATTTAATTTTTGTTTAAACATATCTTTGATAGCAACTGGATCAAAATCTTTACCACAAGTATACAAATCAATAGCTGCAAAATTGTATTCAGGCCAAGTATGAATAGAGCAATGAGACTCAGCAAGCAAAGCTAATAAGGTTACACCTTGAGGATCAAATTTTTCCCCAATCAACCTTAAAAGTTTTGCGCCTATTAAATTCAATGCTTCGTACATGATACACTCAAGACGATCATAGTCATTTAAAATTTCAGGGTCACAGCCATGAATATCTAAAATAAGATGCTTGCCGTTTTTCAAAATTCTTCCTCGGGTGCTTCTATATTTTGATTGCTCTTATTAAAAAGAGTTTCTCCATACATACTAATCCACTTTTCTTTATTTAAACCAACTTCAATAATAGAAGGAAAATCTTTGTATTTTTCCCCATTGCTTGCCCTAGGAGCAATGTTATTAACTCTAAAGCCTCTTCCTGTCGGCATTTTATAAACATTTAAATCTAGTTGATGGATACAGATATCTAAAAGCAAAGATTCAAATCTGCTACGGCCAAGTATGTTTGTATTGCTACCACGAGAAAACTCACAATAGCTGGCATACAACCACTTATCAGAATTTTTATAAACGATATCAGTACCACCAGGTGCAAACTTAGCTAAACCAACTGCACTGGAAACACCAGGATCAAAGATTAAACAGTGGCTCATCCAATCCATAATTTGATTGGACTTAAGAATTTGTTCACGATGGTGTTTAGCAAAGAAAGGAACTTTTTTATTTGTTTCCATCAGATATTCGCGCATTTCATCTGCGCTCATATCAAGTAACCAATTAACAAGACCTGGTAACAAAGGAGCAAACTCACCGAACGGACGACCTTTATCATCCATATCAATAAGAGTTTTTTGTTCTGCAGAAGAACCTTTGAATGGTCTATCAAATGGTAAAGTCAAACGACGACGAGCCAAACCAGAAGTTGGGTCAGTAGTTTGGATAGGCTCATTAGCGGTAATAATTACAAGGCCATTAAATTTAAATGGCTTTTGTGAATTACTTTGAAACTTTCTTTCATTACGAATTAAATCTCCACCTGTGATAGCTTTCAGGATAGAAACGGAACCACCATAACGTTCAACATCATTAAACAAAAGAAGTTTTTTCTTATACAAATTAGAAGTTTCAAATCTATTTTTTTCTAAATGTTCAAGACTAGAGATCATTGCATTTTCATCTCCAACTAATGCATGTGCAAGGTTGGAATAAGTAGACTTACCAGACTTACCTGGACCAACGATTTCAACAAATTTTTGAATCTCTGAATGACCCAAGAGAACTGCACGAAGCCAAGCTCTTAAGACTTGAGTGCGACCCCAACTGTTTTCTTGTGTGTTTTTAAGCCATTGAATAATAGGTTCACAATCTACGTTTGGATCGTAGTCATAAGGCAATTGTTGAGTCAAATAAAGATCACGATTAAAATCAAAAAATTCTTTTGTGTCAACATCTAATATGCCATTAGTAAATAAAAGTAAATCTTTATCTTCATACCAATCTTCAAATACCAAACTAATTTTGAGTTGCTCAACAACATCATTGATCATATTCATGCCATAACCATTTGGCAGACTACCTTTCAACAGTTCTAAATTCTGCTTAACACTTCCTTTGATTTCAATATCAGAAAGCTTAGACCACAGTCCTTTTGATTTATATTCGTACATTAAGAATGCATTTTCTTGCTGGCTGTACTGCAAATTACCTTTGTAGATTTGTAATAACAACTCAGTAATTTCATTGGAAGAAGAATTTCTTGGTCGTTGTCTTTTACCTGTACCTTCTTTAGGTTTACTGGTGACCTTAAGATTATTTTCTTCAAGATGAACTTGTTCTAATACTTCAGCCATGTCAGATAATTTAGATAAACGATCAAGATCTTTGTCATCAATGGGCAGAGCTTTATAATCTTGTGGCGGCTTCCAGCCTCCAAATTCTTTTGCGTAATGGAATATTGTTTTTAATGTTCTACCATTACCTTTTTCAAAAGATATCCATTTTTTATAACATTCACCTTCTTTATATTTATCAGATTGTTTTGACCACTCGTCCCATACGTCTAAAAGGCTATCGTCAACACTATGCAAACTTTGGCCAACAGCAATCCAGATGTCATAATCATCAACACCAACAGAGACCACTTCCCACATGGCCTGAATAGCATCTTGTATGTCTTTTTCTAAACCAATTTCACAATTAACAGCAAATGTTGGACCAATATGACGTGTGATTTGTTTAGCGGGAACACCTTGCTTAACATTTTTATTTGTAATAGCTGCGTATAACCATTCGGGAAGATCAGGCAAAGAGTTTATTAATTCAAATCCCATTTCAGAAGCTGTGTAATAACCATCAGTTTCTGGATGTAAACCCATCAACACCCCCTGGTGGCGGGACCAAAGAACTTCTAGTTTTTCTTTGCTTTCGTTTGCGTACCAGACGTATTTATTTCTAGTAAAAACTTTTTGTTGATCTCTAGAAACTTTATATAATTTTCTTTCACGGCCCGGCTTACCACTGCAAATAGTTAAAGTTGGTGGTAATGCTTTGTCGAAATCTTTTTGTTTTGCTAAATCAGTAACTAATGAATAAACACTAGATCCATCAACATCCACCCAAACCAAACCGTAGGGTTTGTTGTAAACAGGGCCTGACATAAGACCAACTGCTTTGCAACGACCTGATAAAAGTTCTACTTCGATTTCATCTTTTGTAAATGGTTTGTTTTGCCAACCTATGATATAAGGATCTTTATGACTACCTAAAGGAGTTAATGGCAAATCAATAGGAATAAAATCGAGTCTAATTTCACCTGGCTTGAGTGCTTGTTGGTTCTGGTTGGTCATGAAATTCCTGGGAAGAAAAGAGTCGAGTAGTAAATTTTTTATTAGTTGCTAATAATTCTAGTGCAACATAGAAAGCGTGAAGATGCATTTCGGAAGGCAATAAAAAAATTGAACCATCAGAAGCTTCTTCGATTCTTTTTAACAAAGCACAAATCCATTCCCCACTAGAAATTTCGATTTCCATGGGGACTATTGCAAACATCTCTTTATCCTATAGCCAGGTGTTTAAAAAATAGCTAGGTATTTGTTTCAGTTTTTTTACAAAAAACATGGGGTACCTGGGGTTTGGGCAATGCCAATCTAAACCTGTTTTATGGGCTGAAAGCTAAAGTTGGCATTTATTCTTGGCATTTTTAAATTAGATCAGGATCATAAACATTACAGTTTTCAATTTGTTTGTAATACTCTTCGACAATCTTGAGCCAGTCTTTATGTAAGATGTCTAAGAATCGTCTTGATATTTTAAATATTTGTGTTCTTAATGGCGTTGAAACAAGAATTGCAGCCTGATCTACTGTGATCCCTAGCGTTTGTTGGATGGCGATATCGTATGCTGCCAATTGTTTACATGTTTTTTTAAACTTCATGTGACCACCTAATAAGTCACGCCATTCTTGTGAACCTTTTTCTACATCTTTTGGCCAACGTCTTGAATAAGGTTTTACTGATGTTTTGAGGTCAGCAAGAGTAAGTTTATTGTTAGCAACTGCAATAATATCAGGAGCGCCAGCCCACGAACGTCCCTCGTCATCACTGCCCCATACACGAGCAACGTCATCACCACCGATAGTGAAATTGAACTTTTCCAAAACTGGGGTCTCAGCCCATAGTACTTCTTGAAACTGGTCAAGTACAGCCGGCATACCCTGCCAAAATTCCTGGTACTCCGTTTCAATTTCTGGATTCTTATTGCCTTTAAGATATTGTTCCATTCCATAGTGGATACAAGTTCCTCGATGAGCTGCTAGTTCTTTTTGTCCAGGGTTGGCCTTAGACCACATCTCTAATTTTCTTTTGTTTGCTTCTGAAGCTGTCTCAGAAATAATTGTAGTAACTGATGGAGCTGGGCCGGTAGCAAGTGGTGTTGTGTAATGACGCCTACCATTTAATGTGATACGTGCAGCAGATCTATTTAATTCTTTTAGCTTTTTCATTTGGGTGTGTATATTAGTATTATCTTAACTGATTTTAAAAAAATGACAGGTTTTACAAACGCCATTGCCGTTATCCTTGGCTCCATTTTTTTTGTAAGTGCTGTAGACTTATATCTACATTTCGTTAGATAAATGGCAGACTCTTGGAATAAGTATTTCAATACAATAAAGACTCGCCTTGCTAATAGAAAAGAAGGATTTGAAAAAATTTTTAATTATTTAGATACAATTGAAAACCCTATTATTGTTGAAACAGGTTGCTATAGAGAAGAAAATAATTATGAAGGTGATGGATGTTCAACACTTTTATTTGATTCTTACATTGATTTCAATGGTGGATTTTTTTATAGCGTAGATATTGATCCCAAGGCATGTGAATTAACTAGAAAAAATACAAAACATGCTAAGGTTACCGAATCTGATTCTATTGAATTTCTTTCAGCACTTGATGGTGAAATTGACTTGCTTTACTTAGATTCTTATAACATTGAAAATTGGAAATTTGATTGGCCTGCTTCTGCACACCATCTCAAAGAATTATTTGCAGTACGCAATTGCTTAAAAAACGGTACTCTTATTGTTGTTGATGACAATATTTCTCAAAATGACATTAGACTTGGTAAAGGCCGTTTAATTTATGAAGTCATGGATTCTTTAGGAATTAAACCATTTTTAGATAGCTATCAAGTTGCTTGGATTTGGGATGATTCAATTTAATTTATTGTGCGAAAAAATTAAATCAATCTTTTATTGCATGCAAGGGTTGTTATGGCCGAACAAAAAGTCCGGCATTCCCCACAAGCATAAAAAATAAATCCATGCAATGATTAAATAAATCATGTAGTATGCATTCATGTTAGTGGTTAAAGAGTCTCAGATGAGTTTATCTACACAAGTAAAAGATTCTGTTACCGAAGCTTCTAAGTTATTGCGCGAAGCAATTGCTTTTGCGGCTCGTTCAGAACATCCGATTGTTTTAGTTTCTCTTTCAGACATTGTTCATAAGTTAGATCAGTTAGATTCTATGGATGAACTAATGAGTCATTTAGATGGAATGCGAAGAGGAGAATACAAAGAAGTCGAATGAACAGGAAAGGTTTGACAAGTTTTTTAAAGACCTAGAAAATTTAATTCCTGAACCTGACTTTATTTTTGTAGACGACATGAGTACTCTGATTGCAAACGTACCTCCAATTAAAGTGTGGGTCAGACGAGAATATTTAAGAGATTTTCGTGATGGCCATGGTGACTATACACCAGGATACTGGGTTACTTGTAAGTCTTTGACAGGACGTGCCCTTTATTTTGAAACATATTTAACTGAGTATGGTGCGCTTTATGACAAACTTCCTATTAGTGCTTTTCTTGCTTGGGATAGTGACCATCCCGACTGCCCCGTGGATCCTACTCCTGATCTCCCGTTAACGGATCTACAGTTTTGGAATGGATTCGATACTGGAATTACTGTTGTAGAAAAGAATTTAATTTATAATATGGAGTTTGAAGTAATGACCAGATCATCTGGTACATTAAAAGGAACGTATTTATTTACAATAGATAACTATCATCCTCATAGAAACGAGGCTGATTTTTATTTTTCAGAAGTACCTGATGAACACAAATCTCACAACATTATTGAATTAGAAAATGGACAAATCGGAGCTTATCCAAACAACCGTTGTCGTATGTTGGATCCTTCTCTTACTCATAATGAATTAAAGAACCCTGATTTCAAAGTTTCAACACGCTATTTTAATGTAGAGCATGCTCCTAAATGGGGTCGGCTCGGTGAAACAGACGACTACTTTTGGAGGACTCCACAAGAAAATGGATCAACACACATTCGACAATTGGAAAAAGATCAAGATAGCCCTGGAGGAAGCAAATAAAACAGATTGCATGTTTTATAAAAGAGCTTGCTCTATTATTGAAACTAAAAGAGATCCATTAGAACATGTGTTTAGAGAAAACAGAAAAGAAATACAAGAAAACAAAGAATAAACTATTAGAGTATAAGAAAAACTTATCATGCAGTCATTGTGGACTCCAAGATCATAGAGTCTTGGAGTTTCATCATTTAAACGATAAAAAATATACTGTTTCAAGAATGCCAGCCAAAGGTTATAGCTGGCAGACTATATTAAATGAAATTCAGAAATGTATTCCTTTGTGTTGCAACTGTCATAGAATTATTCACTACGAAGCATAGCTTTAATAAACCAAGCAGCTTTAAATGCTTCACCACAAAGCTCAGCCATGTAGTTTTGAACATCAATTGCTTTAACTTTAGCAGCTTGCTGTTCCAACTTTTTGGTCATCATGCCAAGGTCTTCTAAGTTTTTATAGTAAACGCCCAACATATCGTTGGGCTTATAACTTTTTACATGGTTAAATTTAGGAGAAGCATCCATCAAACCTTCATGGCATATAGGCATAAGGTAATCCATGGAGCGAATAAATTCTCCTAGCTTATCAAATTGTTCTGTATGTGCTTCGTATTGGTCTTTAAGGAACGCATGCACACCCAAGAAGTTACCAGCTTCATAATTAAAATGCATCAGATGAGATTGAACCTGAAGCTGGTGAACATAAGCAGAGAGTTTAATCAGATCTCTAATAAAATTATTAATATTAGTTTCTTTCTTCTTAGGTTCAGGTGTTTGTTCTTCCGGTGATTCTGTATAAGGTGTGTACATCAAACTTCCTCCCAAGTAATTGTAGCTAGTATATCAGCACCAGCAGTATCTGATTCTGCTGCAAGAGTTAATTCATACATTGTACCAGCTTCTGAATTTCTGCATAACTGATATTTAAAGACTTCACTTTGTGGAATATCAACTACAACATTTCCCTGGTTGGAACCAGCTGCATAGCCTTCTAATAAATTTTCACCTTCTGTGTATCCAGTTGCAGTGATGTTGTATTCAACAGAAGAATCATCACCAGCAGATACCCAAGTACCACCAAGAGAAGTACCAGCTCTTTCAATATGATAACGATAGTTTACGTTGTTGGTAATACCAGCAAGAGATAAATGATTAAGTACTACAACAGCATCTGGTCTAGCAGATTTAAGACGCAATGAGATAATAGAATGAAGATCACCCGTCGTTGGCAAATCTTTTGGTTGAGATGGATGTAAACCAATTGCTTTTGATTGACCTTGTAATTGATATCCACCTTCTGAAATTACAGTAGAACAGATTTGTTTCATCTGTCCAGTTACAGTTGTAGTATCTAAGTTTTCAATCTCATAACGAATAGGCAATGATGCCGTAGTCATGTAGGTTGATTCAATTTGATTTGCATTCTGAAAAGAATGACAATGAATTTTTTTACCATCAATAATAAAACCAACTCTAACAGTACCAACACCTAGCCATTCCATATCAGACCAAAAGACCTGAGCCTTGGTGGGATCCAAAGTAATAGAAGAACGACCTGTTCCATCAAGAGGATCAATATTCCAATCTTCTTGATTAACAATTGTATTTCTTACATCACCTGTAACTGAATCGCGCTTAACAATTGATACGCCACTAATACCACTTTGTTCAAAATAAATACCATTATCTACACTAAAGTATCCAACTCGCTGTCGTCTATTAGCAACACCAGAGTTAAAAACAAAAGTATTTAGGGAGAGCAAAGACTTACCAGGCTGGTAAGAAAATACTTTTTTTGTTTCACGAATAATTTTATCGCCTGATGCGGTCGTTACATTTAAATCTATCAAACCTCCACTGGAATTAAAAGCAGTAGTTGCACTACCACCAGTGGTCGTTACCCATGACCCGTTGTCGTAATAACGATGTTTAGAATCAAATAAAGTAAAAACTGTAGATACTCTTTGACGACCAAAGGCATCTACAGCAGTTGTAAGAGGAGAAGTAGTAACTTCTAGTGGGCGACCACTAATTGTTTCAACTTTACGAACAGTATAAATACAACCACCGTGATCAAAAGCATTAGCCACTTCTTTAATATATAACTTTATTTATTCTATTCCCAGTTGTTTAGCAATAAAAGAATATTTTTCGTATTCAGATTTGGCGTAATCAAGGGAGGAACTACAGGAGGAACGGAGGCAATCAACAATGTCCTCAGGAGAAAGGGTACTGGTAAAACAATCAGAAAAATACTCAACAAGCTGTTGTTTAAGCGCTTGATTAAGTTGTTCTTTTTCTTCATTAATTTTTTCTCTGATTGGATCATTTAATTCAACTACTTCATAAGGAAGGTTAGCTGAAGAATTGATGTCATGTTCTTCTGTGTACCAGTCAGAGTCTTGAGAATTTTTGAAAGTCATTGAGTGAAGTTGTCACAAGGTTACGCTAGCTCTCTTTTGCTTGCTTTTCTTGTCCTTCAATAAATTTTTGTAATCCCTCAATCCTTTCAAAATACATATTGCGACAATAAAGACCTGCCTCTTCTAAACAAAAACGCTTCCAGAGTCCAGTGTATAAACCATTACCTGGTTTGTAACAATGATAAACATATTCAAGGAAGTCAGCTTTCTGCTGTTCTTCTTTAACATTCCAGCCTGTCAAATCATTCGGCATCAGTTTGCTCAATATAGGTAATAGAAGTAAACACACCAACAACATTTTGACTAGCTTCAAAAAGCAAATCATCAAGCTCATCCTGGAGAGAATAAGCTATGTCGTCTGGAGTTTTACCAGTAAATGAATTATAGTCAAGCTCTAAATCGACTGCAAAGGAAACAGTTAACTTGTCCATCAAAGTTTTTAAGATGGTTTAATTATAAACCAAATTAAACAACACCAACACCAAATGTAACAGTTGCATTTATTCCGCCTGTTTCACTAATAAACTCGGGTTTAACGTATTTAAAAGCACCAGTTCCTGTTGATTGATGAGTGCCATTTACAGTAATGGTTTCACTTGTAATAGTTGCCCAGTTAATATTATCCATTGAACCTTGAAGCCGAACAAATACATTAGTATCAATAGAAGCAACAGTCGTAACTAAAGAATAGGTAGAAGGTGCATAAACATGAACATCAATACTACTGCCAGCAGCTGGCGCTGTTAAAGTATCGTATGTTTGATAAAAACCACGCTTGTTGGGATTACCCTTAAGTAAAGTCATCTTTGTTTTTAATTTTTTATTATTCTAATTTACAAAAGCTTTTCTAGTGAATGTGTTTGGTTTTGTGTATAGTACCCCAACCGTTCTTGAATAACATTGTAATAGTTAATCGCAGCGTCAACCATTTCTTCTGCCGTCATTTGACTAGCAAGGTTTTCATTGGCAAGCATTGCTGAAGTAAGAATAGTGACACCCCACTCTAATTTGTTACCAACTATTGCAGGTAACGGAGTCCCATCTCCACTAAACCTACTAAATAATTGAGTAAGCTTTTCGTCAGACATGAGACTCCTGATAGTTAAATATCAATACTTTATATTAAATGTTTAAATCTTCGTTTGCTTGAACTAAATAATACCAATAAGCATTGCGAGCATTGACATGATGTTTTTTGCCCCAGTATAAACGTAAGCGATGTTCTTCTAATTTTGCAAGTTTATCTTCTAAGTACGCAGTCATTTTGTCGTCAGTTGTTTCTTCTAATTCTTTTTCTGTTAATTCAATTTCAAGTTTATTAATTTCTAACTGAAGCTCAATGTCCTCTACAGTTTGAACATGGCAATGCATTTTAATTTGGGCATCCTTGAGGTTAACAGGAGGATCAACCTTCTGGAAGAACGAGACATGTAGATTCGGATGCTTGAATATCCAGGTCCCGTGAGACAATTCGTTTTGTTCGGACTGAATATTGTTGTCTGACGTTAACCCCTTGGGGTAGGGGTTGACTTGATTGATAGGCAAATTCGATTGCATTGAGGTTTGGGATTGTAGTTGTTTTTGTTTTGACTGAACCTTCATCATCATTGATGATTGTTCCTTCCATTGAACGTAACACGGTTCGCTTTGAAATGGTAACTTCTTCGATGGCGCAGAATTTAAGTTGGTCTTCAACTGACCAAAGGAGCGGATCCGATTCGATTTCAATTGTTAATTTAGGATTACGAACAATTGTGAACTGATAATTCTTGCCCGTAATGTGATTGGTGTCTTTGGGCAAGAACGTTCGTAGATATATTAGCAGCTGTTTGCAGCGTTTAATCTGAGACTCAGCATGCTTTTGTGCAGCTACTAACATTTCCTTTTCTTTTTTGATTTGCTCTAGGTCACGCTCATGACTAGACATGACATAGTACAAGCGATCTACTTTTTCTGATCTTGTTTCAAGGCAAGCTTCCAGTTCAGCCTGGAGCATTGGCCGAGATTCATCAGTGAGCAAAGGAAGAGAGTGCTCCAAGGCAGCATGATGCTTGTATAAATCAATGATGTTTAACTCATCTAAGTTAACAGAAGTAACTTGAGTCATGGTTAGAGTGAAGGGTAGAGTGAAGGGTAGAGTGAAGGGTAGAGTGAAATAAAAGCATTCCTTATCTTTTTTTACTCTTCAGATTGTCTAGTGCTTGTAATGCCATGATAGATTCAACAAGATCTATGATGGTATCATTCTTGTCTAACTTTCGTGGGCGAGAAAATACTTCATCCCACCAATCAGCAATGACATCATAGAGTTGTTGTTTGTATTCAGTCATTGTTGAAACATCCATCAACTACAGTATCTTCGACAGGCCTTAAGTTGATCCTCTCTTCTTCATCTTTTTTCCATTGTTTAAATTTATCAGGCAAGTCTTCATTCATAGTTAGATCATATTCTTTACAGGCTTTAACTTGCTCTCCTTTGTTAACCCAATCACTAAAAACCAAAGACAAAGCACCTAATCGAATATTACTGGGAGACATACCTATTCCTAACATAAATTTTTCAAACAATTTAAAATATTGTTGAATGTTAAGATCAGCAGCAGGTGCTTTTATGGTGAAATGCTCTTCTGGAAGAAAATAATCGTCGGGAATTTCAGGACCATAAGTATGTTCGTAAGAAGAATCAAACTTGAATTCGACATTTGCTTTGTAAGACATTTGCTTTAGTAGAGTGAAATAAAAAAAGTGTAGCCTACAGGCTACACTTTAAACAAACAATCAAATCATTTGAAACTTTTGTTGAATAGCATTCATTGCATATGCAGCAATCGCTACAGCAGCCGTAATCAAAATGTCCTTAACAATAGGAAGAACAGTTGCAAGAATGGATTCAATCATAATTAGAAATGTTTGAGTGAGTAGGTGAGCAGTTTAGCGTCATGCTCAGGACGGCACCCTCGGGGATCAGAAGGGCTAGCTCTTCTTGGAGAACTGAGGCAATGATACACCAGAATATGGGACGTAGCCAGCATCAAGCATGTTAAAAAATAAATCCCACGCATCATCTTGAGTAAAGGAAGACTCAGGCTTGTAATGGCGCCAGTGAGAAGCAGGAGCCTGTGCTCCATAGGACGTGTGGAAAATCTGGAAGGTCCCCTTATCAGATGGATTGGAAGGAGGAGCGTACCACCAAGCACAGCATT